CATCCGGCCACTTTCGACCAAGGACACCCAGGCTTGCTGTTTGCCAATCGCTGCCCCTAAGTCTTCCTGGGTAAACCCACTCAGGGCACGCGCTAATCTCAATGCTTTCATTGAATGATTCATTATTAAATATAGTCCTCCAAAAAAGGGGGCGTGTGAGCCGACTTAATGCCAGCTCGACACGCCCTCCAGATAAACCTAAATCCGAGTAACTGTTTTAGCCCCTCATTTCCCCATCCAAGCTCCAGGCCCAGGCATATTGCCAAGGCGGGAATACCACTCCTCCTCTTCCTGGACGCTTTTCACAGTTCCGGTACTCATCCGGTCACGGCCCGATAGTACGAAATACCGAGTGGCGTCCATCAGGTGATCGTCCTTCTTGACGATGTTCCCCTTCTCATCCCTCTGATACATTCGATATTCCTTGAGCCAGTTGGGACAGGCATCCTTGAACACTTTCAACCGACCACTGGAGAGGAGTTCGTACACCAACTGAATCCCGGATTCTCTGGCGTTGAGTGCGGGTTCTATTTTCAAACCCAGGTCCAAGTACATATCGAGCAACCTGAATCCATCCTTCTGGGAACGCCCCCGTGATGCCGGGTCGATAAAGCCGGGTATCCATTCACCCTTAGCCCTAAAGCCGTGGGCGTGAACAACCGGCTCGGCCTTGCTCCGGTAGTATTCGGCGTAGAGGTAGATCACGCCCGTATCCGGGTTTTGGGCAAACCAGACCCCACCGGTCATGTTCCAACCTACGTCCATGCCGTAAGCCCGTGGCCACCCATCAGGAATGGAGAAATCGTCAACGGTGATGTCTGACTCAGCGACGGGGTAAATGGCACCAGATCCCAGTGAAGGAATCCCTTTGCTCCTGGCGTCTTTTTGATACGGCGGGATGGACCTGAGCAGACCCGCCTTCTCTTTCTCGTCCAAGTGTGGAACCTGATCCCAGGTGCAGCTGGAGACGTGTTTACCCTCGGCCACATCCTCCAAGGTGCCACTGGGTAAAAACAGCTTGACCAGCTCGGAGAGCCCTGACAGGGGCGTATAGGTCTGCATCAGAATCCCGTCAGTGGTCATGGTGCGAAGTAGACATTCTACGTATATCTCAACCGTAGCTTCCTCATCCAACCAGATCACATGGATGGCGTCACCATCGAAACCCTCACGGCCCTGCTCGTAAGATTTGAACGTCATGTGAGAGTTATCACCCGAGGCGTGCCTGATCGAGGCTGTGTCGATGGCGTCAGGGACACCTGACTTCATGTTCTTGCTCGATATGCAGTGAGCAGGAATCATCCCGGTGCCAAGAGCGTCAGGTGGTCCCAACAGTAACTCCTGGACGACCTCCCGGACCTTCTTGCCGCTTTCACCAGCCACCCAGCACTTGATAGGCCGGTCAAAGCGACGGCCTCGCCACCATTCCGGGTAAACACCTGTTACATGGCAGGAGACTTCGTAGGCGGCAACCGTGGTCTTTCCTGTGCGGTTACCGGCGATAAATAGGCGTTCCCTGAAGTCAGAACCGGCTGTGAAGAAGCCGATGTGCTTCGAGTACAACTCACGCCGCAGCGGGCCGGTGTTCAGGTAGTAGGATTCCTTCCTGTTGAGGCTCCTCGCCACCTCGATGTTCTTTAATTCGTCTAAATTCTTCTCCAACAGCAATGAGTTTTCTGAGGGTTTCATCAGTTAATGCCTCTCGTCCTGGGTCGCTCTTGACCCGTAAGGGTTTGTCTCCTCCGCTGATTTCGTAACGCTCCCTATAAACTTCGGGCAACGCACCTTTGAGCAGGAAAATTAAAAGCGTGTCGGAGTATTTCCGAATGGTGCCGACCACCTCCCCTTTGTAATACACGGCCTCCTCGACACCTTGCGTTGCTCGACGCCTGGCCTCGGCAACGAGGGCGTCAGTAGCTGCGATCTTGGCCTCTTCAAATGCTGTGGCATAGGCTGAATCCTTTTCGATCCACAGGTAGTGTGTTCGCCGCGAGATCAGGGCTATCTTGGCCGCATGGGTGATCGTGGCGCACTGCTTGTACTCCTCCAGAAAAGCGCCTTGCCTTTCCTTTTTAGTCTTCTCTGTTTTTGTCATTTCCTCGGTTTTCTTTTTCATTAACCTACCTTTCTTTGTCGTACTTCTCAGGCACCGGTTTCCCTAGGACTTCCTCCCGAACGAACCAGGCCATATCGAAGAACTTTTCTGGTGTCCTGATGACTTGCGGGATGCCTGTGGCCACACCTGGCTCTTTGTCAGGCAACGGAGACCTCGGCTTCTTCTTCAGGTTTGTTTCGCAATAACCTAGTCTTGTACCGCTGGAAATCTCGCTCGACCTGTGGGATATGGTGTCTGGGTTGCTTAGCTCGGGTGTCCTTGTTGCCAAGTATTACCTCCCCTGGTGGGGTGGAGGCTGTCGGCCTGGTCATCCGGGTGGCCCAGCCTTTCTGCTGCCGTAGTTCTTCAAGATACTCAACCTTGTCGATGATTCGTAGCGTCAAGGGGACCTCGTAGAGCACCTCCGCATCGCCCGCATCAATCAACTTTTGTGCCTTAGGTTCGGTGATGTAACTGGACCTACCGGACAGGTCAAAAATCCTGACCTTCTTTCCCCATTGTCTGGGCATAGTTCTCCTTTTGGTGAGTTTCTCCCGCTCATCGCCAATTGGCAGGGGATTCAATTTGTCTTGCCCTGGGCGGGATCGGGTTCGCCGTTACGTTCCTTCCCTACCCCTCACAAGTGCTAACCGCTTAAGCGTCCCGGAAAATCACAATGACTTTGAAAAATACGCCGTCGAAGCTTAATTTTCCGCTTCGGCATAGCTAATCTCCTCTAGTCCCGTCGAGCCACGATAAGAGGTGCTTTTAAGTTTGTATCCCTCGGTGGCCTTTAAGACATCGTTCAAAAGGGAGATAGCCGCTCGGCGGTTACTCTTCGCGAAGTCGAAGTAGATTTCTTTGACTCCGTTCCTCGATTTTATTTCCAGTGTGTATTCCATGCTGTATTCCCCTCTCACAAGTAGTAACCGTTTGAGCGGCTGGAAAAATCACAATGGCTTTGAAAATAAATAAAAAAACAGTCGAGAGAGGGAATTTAGGTGGGCGTGGGAAGTGGGGCGCTAACTACAAAGGGCTTCGCGAAGTTTTTCTATCTTGGAAAGTTCTTTTCTCCAATTCGTAGCGGTATTTTGATGGATTCCTGCTTTTTGGGCGGCTTCCTTTAATATATAACCGGCAGCGAGCATTTGGAAGAATAGTTTCTTCTTTGGGTTTCCTGCGGCCCACCTATCAATCTTTTTATCTACGTCCTGTTTGCACTCAAGTTCGGTGGGTAAATTGTTCAGCTCAACGGCTTTCCCCCATGCTTCTCTTTCCGGGCCTTCTTTATTCGGGTCTCTTTTATTCAGAGCCTCTTCATATAGGTCATCTTCATGTGGGTCATCTTCATACGGTTCTTCTTCAAATAACAAGTGAACCTTAATCCTGTCTTCTCTTCTCTTACTCTTCCGTACCTGGTCCACAATATCGTCCTTAACCGCTCTCGGTAAGATGTTCATCTTCCCCTCCAGGGAGTCTCTTAAAGCGTGAAAGGGATCCTCGTCGCATCTCTCATCTAAAGTAATAAATATCTGGCTAAGAATTTCATTCTTCGTAAATTCATACCCAAGCTGAGGATTTTCATAATCGAACTCCCTGGCCTTGAGTGTTGTGAAGACGCTGTGCGGAACGCGGACTCTCTTTCTAAGTTCGTCTATCCTCTTGGAAATCGCCTCACTAGGGATTCCAGTCCACTCCTCTATCGCGCTCAGTACTTTGTATAGACCTGCGGGAAATCCAACGTGTTTTTTCCCGCGCCTTTTCATCTCCCGCATGACTGGCTCGTACAAAATAATCCACCTCCACCAGCTCAAGGTGGTGTAAGGATCCTGTTTATCTAAAAGAAACGCTAGCAGGTCATACCGGAAAAGAGTCTCAAGGTGTAACGTTGCGACATCCTCTTCCTTCGCCTTAAGCATAAGTGCCGCCATGCGCATACCTACCCCGGCCATCATAACCATTTGGTACATCATAACCATTTGGCTTTCCCCTATTTCATCGAAGTCCTCGAACGACGACCATTCACGGTCAATCTGTTCCGCTTTTCTCCAGAAAGGCAACCTGTATTCTGAAAGTCCCTTCTCCACCCAATCCTCACCCCAACACTTAAAGCCCCAAACTTCCTCATACAGGCGAACCCAATGTGAACAGGATTGAATGTACTTCTCGATCTTCATCGGGGGCTTGTCTTTCTTGTTGGTTACCATTCTTTCCCCTTTTGCAAGGGAACAGCCCCTACGCGGCCAGCGCAAAGGTCCTGACTTTGGCGGGCAGGGCTAACCGCGCAGGGTGTGCGTTCACCTTAATGATAGCAAGGTAAGGTGACTCCGGTAGTTCCCAAAAACCTCCCTGGAAACTGTGACGCCAGGCAGGAAAACAGTTAAAGGGCCTCATATGTGAAATTTGGTCCCCTTTACCCCAAAATGGCCCTGAAAGCAGCATGAACACTGGGTTTCTAAAGGAGACCAAGGGGTCTGAAAAAGACCTATTAAAAGGGGGCTTGGTCTCCTTTAAAAATGGCTGGCGCAGACCGCGACTGATTGCTAAACTTGTTCCATATTGAAATAGTCAGATGTAGAACCTCTCATCCGCGACGAGTGGAGCAAGCGTCCAGACGACAAGAGAAGCGGTATAGGTGAGAAGATCGAGGATAGTTTGCGACGATCGCTGTAAACATCCTTGTCACTAAGCTCTTGACGGTCAAACTCAGCGGAACGACTAACTGAGCCCTACCAGCTTCACAATCCACGCTCCGAGTAGCGTGAGCCCCGATC